TATAACCCCGGCTTATCACTGGTTAAATGCCTGGTTACTATGTTCACGAACGACATAAGCGTAGTGAAGGGCGAAGAAGCCTTACGGAAAAGCGAGTACAGCACCTTTAATACACATATTCGCTACAGTAAGAAGGTTGTAGACTGGACGTATGAGAAGCGAAAGAGCCTTATAGAGACAACACCCAGGAGCGCGGCGACAAGGGACTATAAGAGTCTGGCAGCAGAATATATAAGATTGACGAAAGGAAAGCTGCAGCATGGAATTGAATAGGACATATAACGAAGACTGCTTAGAAGGTATGAAAAGAATATCAGACTGCAGTGTAGATATGATTTTAACGGATTTACCATACGGAAGAACTAATAATAAGTGGGACGTAAAGGTAGATTTACACGCGCTTTTTGAACAGTACAGGAGAATAATAAAAGAAAATGGCTGCATAGCGCTATTTGCGGACGGAATGTTAATAAAGGAACTTATGACAGAAGGCGCGGATATATGGCGTTATAACCTGGTATGGGATAAAGGGTTAGTGTCAAACTTTCTCAATGCGAATAGACAGCCGCTTAGGCAGCATGAAGAAATTATTATATTTTACAAAAGACAGCCGACCTATAACCCGCAGTTTACAGAAGGAAAGCCCTTACATGGTATGGGGAACGGCTTTAAGCGGAAAAGAAATAGAAACAACAATTACAGAGAATACGCAAGTGAGAGAAACCCAACAGCAGAAAGGAAAGGAGATACACGAAAATACCCAACTTCGATAATCAGAATAAGCCGAAAGGCTTCTTGTAAAATGATACATCCGACAGAGAAACCAGTAGAGATTATGGAAAATCTGATTTTGACATATACGAATGAAGGGGAAACCGTATTAGATAGCTGCAGCGGTAGCGGGACGACACAGGAAGCTTGTATAAGAACCAGGCGGAATTACATAGCGTTTGAGAAAGAAACAGAAATATTTAAGCAGTCAATAGCGAGATTGGAAGGAGTTAGGAAAAATGGGTAGATTAGGAGTAGGCGACAGACTGAACCAGAACAGCCGCCAGGGCATTATATTTACAGAGGAATACCGGAAGATAAAGTTAGACCCGCGTACACTGATTCCCAGCGAGCATAATAAGTACGCCCAGGAAGATATAGAGGAACTGGCGGACAATATGTTACTGGTGGGGCAGCTACAGGAAGTTATAGTAGGACGGGTAGCGGGACAGGACAGAATTATAGTAGGACACAGAAGAACGGCGGCAGCAGTCCTTAATATTGAACGTGGACACGACAGCTTTAAGCTGATTGACTGCAAAATAAAGGAAATGTCCGAAGCTATGTTTATGCTTACGCTGCATAGCGCGAATATCTTTAGCAGACGCTTAAGCGATTGGGAGTTAACGGAAGGGGTAGCAGAGTTTAAGAAGTATCTGATTGCGGCGAAGGAATCCGGGGAAGTACAGATAGAGGGCAAAATGCGCGATTACATAGCAAGCGCTGTAGGTGTATCGACCGGAAAAGCGGCACAAATGGAAAGTATTACTAATAATTTGTGCGAGGAAGGAAAGGAAGCCTTTAAGAATGGCAAAATGAATTTTACCACGGCTTACGAAACTTCCAGGCTTTCAGAGGATAAGCAGAAAGAAGTAATTGAATCCGGGGAAATGTTGAGCGGCGAAGTTAAGAAAATGGTAGAGGAAGAAAAGAAGAAAAAAGAGCCGACACCAGCAGCCGTAAAGAAATTCTACGAAGCACACGCGAAGCGGTACGACGGGGACAGAAGCAAGCTTAAGGAAGCATGTATAGAACACCTGGGAAGAAGCCACGCGGGCGGAAATGGCGGCGGCGTAGATTATGATTGTAGTATAAGGGGCGTAAGGCTTGACGGGGCAGAGGAAATAACCTGGACGCGTTTTGTGCAGTTGGTTAATGAGTTGTACCCGGTATCGGATAAAGAACCGGAAAAACAAGTAGATATGCAGCAGGATTTAGACGACTACCCGGAAGTAACAGGCGGGCGTAGTATAAAGACCGATACAGCACATTTTAAAATTGGCGGCGTATTGAATCCAGATTATACGCCCAGAGGGCTTCCGTATAGCTGCTATATTACCGCTATCCTTCATTCCGGGGCGTTTAGTAAGGACTTCATAGAATCCTACAAAGGCAGCAGAGGAATTAACGCCCTGTTAAATATCATTGAGAACTACAGAAAGAAGCTTTGCTACGAAGACGGCAAGTATGCACCGGGGAAGACAAGCTTTAGCTTCAAACATGAAGGCGAAGGCTATACGGTGTACTTCGATAATCTGGGCTTCCACCTGGAAAGAGACGATAGGCAGTATACAGACTATCTTAGGGACTATGATTTAATGGAACTGCTGGAAGCTATGCTAGAAGCCGGATATTTTGGAGTAGTGGAAACACTGAAAAACACAATTAAGAAAACGTCTAAAAAGGTGTCAGAATCTGACACTACGAAAGAACCGCAAAGCCAGGAAAAACAAGGGCTTGCGGGTGCAATGAATGAACCGGAAACGGGAGCAGATGAAGACCAGGCGGCAGCAGACGACGAAGCGGTAGATATACCGGAAGCTACAGCAATTCTTACAGCGGATTTATTCAACTTAAGGGAATACATAAGCGAAGACGATTTTTACAATTTACAGGAAATCGTTATCAACTGTGAACTGGCAGCAAGAAAGGGCGGAGAGAATGAAAACAACAGAAGTTAAAAGCTTTGCAGATGTAGACACAAGCGAATTAAAGCAGCCTATTATATGCGTATTCAATAAACCGGACGACTACCCGGACAAGTATGTAGCTAGGCTATTTGAAGGGACAGCACCTACAAATATTATCATTACAAGGAACACAGTAGAAGAAATCCGGGAAGATATTACAAGGCGCTTCCCGGCTATGCTGCCTTTTGCGAGAAGCAAGGAAGACCATAAAAGCGTAGTAGAAAGCTGGATTTAAAAAATGGATATAAAGGATGTCAAGAAAATAGTAGACGATTTACAGAATAAGCCGTTTCTATGCAGCAAAGAAGCGATAGAAACAGATAGCGGATATGTAATAACACATAAAGGGGTAAAAGGAAATGGAGATAAGAAAAGGGCAGAAAGTACGGGTAACATGCACAGAAGCCAGGCTTAAGGAAGTGGGCGTAAAGCAGAAGCATATTAAGCATATCCTGGGGAAGATTGGAACGGTTAAGGAAGTGCGTAATATCCCGGATATGGAAATACTGGCGTACTTCGTACACTTCCCCTATGTGAATCTGAAAGCAGCGCCAGGAAACAAAAAGCCATATTATGTACTGCTGGAAGATATGATAGAGCCGATAAACCTTACAGTGATAGAAGGAAAGGGGAAGTAATGACAGAAGTACCGAAAGAATGGAAGGGAACGCCGGAAGAATGGAACGCAGTAGTAGAAGCGTTCGGACGCATAGCGAAAGCAATACAGGAAGCGGGAAGACAGATTGTAAACAGTTTTTCAGAGTTTTATAAAAGAATGGCGGAAGCTATGGGGAGCGAACAGGCAAAGAAACGCCTACGGCAGCAGTCCATAAGAGACAGAAAGAAACAATTAGAACGAAGCCGGAAGCGGCAGCAGTTGGCAGCAGCAAATACGGACAAGTCTAATAACTGGCGGCGATTGCATGGACTTTGTACCAGAAGAAAGTATAAAAAACATGCAAAAAAGAATTGACTTATAGTACTAAATATGGTACTATAATATCAGAAAGGAGATAAACCAAGTGCCAAGCGTAGAAAAGATAATTGAAAAAATGAAAAGACAGCCGAACGGCATACGCCCCGAAGAAGCTGACAAAGTACTAAGGGCTTACGGCTACGAAGGAGTAAGACAGAAAGGAAGCCACAAACAGTACTTGAACAAAGAGACAGGCGACCTTACCACAATCAAACAGGAAAGCCCATTAAAGAAGGCGTACATAGTAGACATACTTAACAGGATAGGGGAGTAAATCCCCTAACCTGGATATAATATAAAAGAGCAATAGAAAGGAGTAGGACATAATGGAAGTAAAGGATTATATGGAACTGCCGTATACAAGAATCGTAAAGGAAATGAACGACGAAAGCGGGCATTATTTTTACGGGAAAATCTTAGAACTGGACGGCTGCCAGAGTACAGGCGATACGTTGGAAGAATTGTACGAAAATCTTAACGAAGCTATGGAAGGATATTTAGAGGTTAAGTTAGAAAATAACTTACCTATCCCGCTGCCAGAAAGAACAGAGAACTATAGCGGGAAGTTTAATGTACGACTTCCGAAATCATTACACCAGCGGTTAGCAATCCAGGCAGAGGAAGAAGGCGTAAGCCTTAATCAGTTGGTATTATATAAGCTGGCACTGTAACATATATAGGCTATCGGCTACGGCTGGTAGCCTTTTTCCTACCCTAAAACTCTTAAAAGTATATGGGTAAATCAAATAAAAGCGGTTGAAACTATAAAAACTTTATGGTAATATTAAGGAACAAACACAAGAAGAATTAGACAGAGGTAACGACCCCTTTGTCTGGTTCTTCTTTTTTGTTTGTCCTAAACCTCCGGCGCTGCATGAAATCCAGGGCAGCGCTAACCGAAAGAAGGGCGGCACATGATAAAGAAGTTATGCAGTTATCCAGGCTGTCACAAGGTAGTAGAAGCCGGGGTTAAGTACTGTGATAAGCACAGAGAAACGGACAGGAAGAAGTACAGAGAATATAAGCAGCGCCGCATGAGGGACGAACAGGAAGCCAGGCGGCAGCAGTTTTATAATAGCAAAGCTTGGGAGCAGTTCAGAGCCGCCCAGGCAGCAGCACAGCTAGGCATAGACATTTACGAATACTATACGACTGGAAGAATTATAGACGCGGAGAACTACCACCACATACAAGAGATAACGGAAGCCTGGGCTAGAAGACTGGACGCGGCGAACGTGATAGGACTAAGCGAAGCGAACCATAGGCGCATACACAAGGAGTATGACCGCAGCTATAAGGCAAAGAAGAAAATGCAAAAGATTTTATACGAAATGTTAGAACAGTTCTATAGGGAGTTCGTTCTGACAGGGGGGATATAAAAATTTAAAAACATAAAATAAAAGTCCCGAGTTCAACTTTGCTTGAAAAAAAACGGCAATTTTTACTATAGGGGGGAGTGCATGAGGTGGAAGCATGGCAAAAGAAGAAAATGAAAAAGAAAAAAATAAGCCTAAACCATGCCCGAAGTGGTTAAATGATACCGCTAAAAAGGAATGGCGCAGAGTAGCCAAGATTTTAGCGGAAGAAGGAAAAGATTTTACAGACAAAGACTTAAAGGCACTGGAAGCCTATTGTATCAATTATGCAAAGTGGCAACGGTGCGAACAGATTATAGACGAAAAGGGCTACAGTATGCTTGTTGGGGACAACGGCTACGAGCAGCAACGACCAGAAGTAAGCATAGCAAACAAAGCGCAAACAGAATTAAGGGCATGGGCTAAGGAATTGGGGTTAACCCCGGCGGCGCGGCAGCGGATGAAGGAAGCCGGGAACGCTTCGGAGAGCGGCATAGACCCGGAATTAGACGGAATGGTAGCGCATGATTAAAAAGGAACTGCTATTAGCTTCCTGGTTGGAAAAGTTACAAAAGAAGTGGGACAGCGAAGAATATTATTACGACGTTGAAGAAGCAACGAAAGTATTTAAGTTCGTGTCGAAGTTGACTAATGACAGGGGCGCAAGCCGACAATTTGAATTACTAGAATTTCAGTTTGAGATTATAACCGAAATTCTTTGCGTAAAGAGAAGAAGCGACGGCAAGCGAAAACATAGAGAAGCACATATAAACATACCGCGAAAAAATGGTAAATCATTCTTAGCGGCAATCATTGTAGTGTATTTGTTCTTCTGTCAGCGGCATATCTTCGGCGCGCTTTTTATTTTAACAGCAAATACGACGAAACAGGCGGGGGAATTATACGCAACTGTAGAACATTTCATAAAGACAAATAAGACCTTAAGGCGGTACTGCAAGATAACGAGCAGTACAAAAACCATTGTGCGGAAGGACAACGGTAATAAACTTATGGTACTGTCTTCTGACGCGGATAATGCGGACAGTTTTAACGACTATGTGGCAGTCCTGGACGAGATACACCAGGCAAAAAACGACGAAATGTACGGAAAGCTTAGAACCGGACAAGGTGCATGGGATGAACCGTTAATAATGACAATTACGACAGCTTCCAGCGGGGAAGACCCAGCAAACCCGGAAATGCAGCTTTACACAATGGCGAAAAAGATAGAAGCCGGAGAGGTAAACGACCCTAGCTTTTATTACCGGATATATGAAGCGGACAAAGACTGTAACGTAGAGGACGAAGCCCAGTGGTATAAATCAAACCCAGCATTAGGAGTATTTAGGAAACTGGAAGACCTGGCGAACTATGCAAAGCGCATTAGGCTAATGCCATTACAGGAAAACATGTTTAGAAGAATGTTCCTAAACCAGCATGTAGCATTAGACCATGAAAAAGGCGCTATCAATATGGATTTATGGGACACATGCACGAAAAAGGTAGATACAGAAGACTTAAAAGGCTGGAAGTGCTGGGGCGGGCTGGATTTATCCAGCAAGAACGATATTACGGGCTTTGTCCTGGTATTCTACGAAGAAACTACGGGGCGCTTTATAGTCGTTCCGTATCTGTACACACCGAAAGAAACCGTAGCATACAGACAGCATAAGGATAATAACCCTTATGAATACTGGATAAAGAAAGGCGATTTAATAGCACTTGACGGGAAATACATAAACTTCGATAGGTTTTTAGACCATGCTACGGAACTGGATGAAACGTACAGGATAGAACAAATAGGCTTCGACCAGTGGGGAAGCCAGACGATTATTAACAGGCTGGAAGACCGCTGGGAAGTAATACCGTTAGGACAGGGAACGAAGACCATGACACAGGTTATAAATGATTTTGAAAACCTGTTAGTAGATGAAAGAATCATCATAGCAGAAAATGAGTGCTTCCGGTTCATGGCTAAGAACTGTATAGCAGTTTACGACGAAATGTTAGGCGTGAAGTACAGTAAGAAGAAATCGAAATTTAAGATAGACGGCATTATAGCTATGCTTATGGGCTTGCTATTGTGTATCGAAGAAAACGGTATTGAACATTATAACCCGGTTGAATACCTGGACGCTATGTAAAGAAGGTAGAAAATGCTTAAGAAATTAAAACAGATAAAAAATAAAAGGTTAATAGTCGCAGACGCGCTATTAGTGGTAGCCCTGGTTATTGCTTTTGCGGTAACGTATGACATAAGCAAACACGCGGGGTTATATCTACTAAGCGGCGAAATACTGGTAGCGGCGGTTATGCTGGTTAGGAGTGGTAAGAAGTAATGTTTTTAGATTTTTTAGAAAAGAGGGAAGAAGCGACCGATAGCATAACGCTTACGGATGAAGAAAAGCTATTTCTAAAGGTGTTCGGGATAGATTCAGAGCAGCCAGCGGCAGCTATGAGAGAAGCAACGTACTTTACATGTATTAAGCAGCTATCGGAAGCGGTAGCAAAAACGCCGCTTTACCTGGTGCAAGACACAGAAAACGGAATAAGAAGGGCAACAGAAGAAAGACTAAACGAACTGTTAAGCCTTCGTCCTAACCCGTACATGACAGCTATTGACATGTGGAAGGCGGTAGAAGCTACCAGGCAGCACGAAGGCATTAGCGCGATTGCGAAGCAGTACGGAAAAAACGGAGAAATAGAAGCACTGTACCCGTGTACGGTGGAAGGAATCACGGTAGACGACGCGGGGCTATTAAAATCGAAGCTTAGGCACAAAGTTTTAGTAGATTACAGGATTGTAGGCAGCAGCTTTACAGATTCTGGCTTTTATGAAGACTTGCTTATATCAAAGGCTTTACAATGGACGGAATCAACACAAAACCGATTAGGGAAATTGTGAAAGGCACGATAGAAGGGCAGATAAAGGCGCAGAATTACCTTAATACGCTGTATGATAACGGGCTTACTAATAAGCTGGTAGTGCAGCTTACGTCTGATATTAAGGACGAAAAAGAGTTAAGGAAGACACAAGAGAAATTCGGGCGGCTTTACAGCAAAGGAAAACGTATTTTTACAGTTCCGGCGGGCTTTAGTGTACAGCCTATCAATTTGTCACTGGCGGACGCGCAGTACGAACAGATTAGAAGAATGTCTATAAGCCAGATAGCGGCGCTTTTTGGTATCAAAATGCACCAGCTTAACGACCTTAAGGACGCTAATAATAATTCCCTGGAACAGCAGCAATTAAGCTTTTTAATTGACACACTGTTAATACTGTTTGAATCCATAGAACAGGAAACTACATGGAGCGCATTAACAAAAGAGAAACGGGACAAGGGCTACAAAGCGCGTTTTAATACGAACGTGATTTTAAGGACTTCGGCAGAAACACAGCAGAAAATACTTTGTGCTTATGTTTCTAACGGAATCTATACCCCGAACGAAGCCAGGTTAGAGCTACAGCGCCAAAAGCTGCCGGACGGGGACGAACTGATAGTAAATGCCGGAGTTTTGAAGCTAAAAGACATAGGCAAAAAAGAAGAAGGGAGCGGGAGCAATGCCAACGAATAGAGGAACGGAAGGAGAAAGCCCGGAAATTCGTAATTACTGCCGGAAGTGCCAGGGAATCGCCCTGGAAGTAAGAGCAACAGCAGAGGGAGAAGACAGCCGGACAATCGGCGGATATGCAGTTAAATACAATACCCCTGTTTTGATAGTAG